GTTGCGAACAAATGTACATGAAGCATCAGATTACACAAGCTGACATTGACCGCAGATGGATTTATTGCCCAGATCCAGTAATTTTTGTTACCGGAATCATACCATTTGACCAGTCTTCTTCATCGGTCAATATGTTTGACTTGCGCTATCAGTTGCGCTTGCATGATTTGTATGACTTCACATCTGTGTCGTATGTTTCATATGAAATTACCATGCAACACATTCGTACATTGAATTTGTTGTTCTCGGGTACACCATTGTTTAGATTCAATCGTAAACAAAATAGAATTTTCCTAGACATTGATTGGTCTAGAGATTTACAAGTTGGACAGTATGTTGTTGTGGAATGCTATCGTGCAATGCGCCCAGATACAGTCACTTTAACCGGTACAATAACTGGCACAACAAGCAACAATACTTTGATTGGAACAGGAACAATTTTTGACCAAGAAGTTCTTGAAAATGATATCATCACATTATCCAGCGGTCAAGAAGTTCAGATTCGGACAATTAATTCTCCAACAAGTATTACTATTGCAAGTAGCTTAACGACAAACATTACAGCTAATACAGCAACAAAAGCTGGTATATCGGATGTTTGGAATGACAAGTTTTTAAAGAACTACGCTACAGCAAAAATTAAATATCAATGGGGCACCAATCTTTCTAAGTTTGCTGGCATTCAAATGCCTGGTGGTGTAACACTAGATGGTCCAAGAATCATGCAAGAAGCACAAACGGAGTTGGACAAACTAGAAGAAGAAATGTATACCATCAGCAGTATGCCTAGTGAAATCTTTGTAGGCTAAACATGCCAACGAATTTCTATTTTAATAATTTTCCACAACACCAAATAACCAGTGAGCAATTGCTGGTAGAAGATTTGGTGATTGAAGCTATGCAAATTCATGGCATGGATGTTTATTATCTACCACAGACTTCTAGAGACCAAGTAGACATGCTCTATGGTGAAGACACCCTAAAAGAATTTCGTAGTGCTTATGGAATTGAAATGTATCTTGAGAATGTTAGTGGAATGGATGGCGAAGGTGATTTCATATCAAAGTTTGGCTTAGAGATTAGGGATGAGGTAACTCTACTAATGTCTCGCAGAAGATTTGCTTCCATAGGCACAACTTTGACCAGACCAAGAGAGGGTGACTTAATTTATATTCCTCTATTGAAAAACTTCTTTGAGATATCGTTCGTAGAGCATGAGAACAATCAAGCGATGTTCTATACACTAGGTCGTGGGCGTGGTGGTAATGTTTATGTGTATGCATTGAAACTAAAACAATTTGTGTTTAGTGAAGAAATTATTTCAACTGGTGTTGATGAAATTGATGACCAGATATTTGATAGTTACAAACGTGCAACTTTACCTCTCGCAAACACAACAGTATTTCCAGCAAGCACCGGTTCTTTTGTTCCTGGAGAAATCATATATCAAGGTTCTTCATTAGCAACAGCAAACGCACAAGCTATTGTTCATTCTTATACTGCACATTCATCTGTCAGCATTATTCGTGTACAAGGATCTTTTGCTACTGGCAATGTTCGCGGCAACACAAGCAATGCTTTGAGAAGTGCGATATCGTATAGCGATGATTCACAAGTTGGTAATAGTATCTTTGAAGATATTGCAGACAATGTTAGAATAGAAACGGAAGCCGATGGTATATTGGACTTCACGGAACACAATCCTTTTGGTGAAGCCTGATGTTAAATAATTCGCATTTTTACAATAGAACAATTCGTAAAGTAGTAGTTGCTTTTGGCACAATATTTAATGATTTACTATTGGTTAGATATAACAAAGCTGGCACAATTGAGCATGAGAGAATGAGAGTTCCTCTATCTTATGGTGCAAAAGAAAAGTATGTTTATAGATTAACATCTGATCCAACTTTAACAAAATCTATTGCAACATATGTGCCGAGAATTTCTTTTGATTTAGTTGGATTAGAATATGATTCATCCAGAAAATTCAATAGCATCAATAGAAACTTTTCAACAAATGCTACAAGTGGTGCAGTATCCGCACAGTATGCACCAGTACCATATAACTTTGAATTTGAATTAGCCATCTATGTTAGAAACACAGAAGATGGAACACAAATTCTTGAGCAGATATTGCCATACTTTACACCAGACTTTACAGTAACTGTAGATTTGATTCCAACTTTAGGCAGAAAATATGATATGCCTGTCATATTGAATTCTGTTACTCCACAAACAGAGTATGAAGGTGACATGTCTACAACTAGACTTATCATTTGGAATTTATCTTTTACAGTAAAAGGATATATCTTCCCACCAGTAAGCACAGTTGGTTTAATTGAACAATCAAATACAAATATCTACACAGATTCAAGAAGCACCCTATCACAAAAAGTATACGTTGATTACGCTAATGGTTCTGGTGTTTTAGTTACTGGTGAAGTTGTTAGAAGTTTATCCAAAAACAAAACAGGAACTGTTGTATACTTTGCAAATAATAGCGGAGGCACATTAGTGGTGTCAGACTTAAATGATTTGCTTGAAGAAGATGATGTGATTGTTGGTGATTATTCTAATGCTACATATACAATAAATACCGTAGATTTGAATCCATTAAAGACAGTTGCAATTATAACTGTACCAGATCCAGTATCAGCAAACTCGGATGAAGATTTTGGATTCACAGAAACGATTACAGAATTTCCGAGTACTTTGACTTAAAATAGGAAGTCTAAATGGCAAAAAAGTTTTCACAATTAACCGCTATCTCTACTGTTGGAAATATACCAGCAAATATTATATTTGGAATTTCCAATACTGCAAGCGGAACATCAAATACAATAACTCTTTCTGCATTATCCACATATCTTGATTCCACATTTGCTACCGATATTGCATCACAAGCAAACGTAGGAGCTGGATTAATTACAGTAACCGCAGCCGGTCAAGCTAACGTTGGTGTTGAAGTGACTGCAAGGTCAGCCAACGTAGGTGCTGGCAGAATTGCAGATGTTGCATCTGGTCAAGCCAACGTTGGCGCTAGTATCATTACCGTGACTGCGGCATATCAAGCAAATACTGGTGCGGCCGCTTTAGCTGGACAAGCAAACGTTGGTGCTGGATTAATTACAGTTACTTCTGCATATCAAGCAAACGTTGGTGCTGGTAGAATTGCAGATGTTGCATCAGGGCAAGCAAACGTAGGCGCTGGATTAATTACAACTAAAGCCGCTTATGAAGCTAACGTTGGTGTTGAAGTTGCAGCCAGAGCAGCCAATGTGGGCGCAAGTGTTGTTACATTAACTAATAATCTTGGCAATGCATTCAATCAAGCTAACAGCGCATACACAGCGGCTAATACTGCATTGAATATTTCACAGAATATTAGAATTCAAGATTACACATTGCAGTTGACGGATCGCGGTGGTCACATCTATAGTACCAATACTGCGATTCAAGTTATTACAATTCCCAATTCTGGTGTTGTTGCATGGCCTACTGGTACAGTAATTGATATTGTTCTCAATGGTAGTGGTATGATTAATGTTGCAACATCAAATGATGTTACTCTTTATGTCGCTAATAACTCTACCGTAAAAGGATATGCAAATGTATATCCACGTGGTTGGGCTACACTATTAAATGTTGGTGCAAATACTTGGTTCATCAAAGGGCAGGGCGTAGATTGAAAACTAATGAAAATCTATCCAACATCTTTGGAGTTCAACCACTTGCAGAAGACGAATCTTCTTTGATTGAAATTGTTCCAACAGATGTGGACTCGGACTTTGAATTTGCAAGAAACAACATTCGTGACTTAGCCGAGAAAGGTAAAGTTGCTGTAGATAATATTCTTATGGTAGCAAAAGCAACGGATCATCCAAGAGCATATGAAGTTGCAGCCACACTAATTAAAAATATGTCTGACATTAATAAAGATTTGCTTGAGTTGCAGAAGAAGAAAAAAGAGTTGTCACCAGTTAAAGAACAGACTGTGGTAAATGTGGACAAAGCAGTATTTGTAGGCTCAACAAGAGATTTGATTAAACAAATTAAACAGGTAGGATAAAATGGAACAACTAATCCAACAACTAAAGGTAATCTTGGGCACCAATTTTGCTTTGTATTTAAAATCACATGGCTTTCATTGGAATATTGAAGGTGCTAATTTTCCACAGTATCATGGGTTCCTTGATGGATTCTATAATGATGTTTGGGCACAAAACGATGTTATCGCTGAACACATCCGTCAGTTAGATGCATATGCGCCAGGTTCATTAGAAAGAATGTTGGAGTTAGCAGACTTGGAAGAATCACAAAACATTCCTATGGCACTTGCTATGATGACAGAATTGAAACGAGATAACGATAGATTCATCATACATCTACGTGCAGGTATTGTTGCTGCCGAACAAGCAGATGAACCAGCAGTTGGTAACTTCTTGCAAGACTTGTTAGGCGCTCACCAGAAAAAAGCATGGATGTTAAGAAGCATTATTAAATAATGTCAATCGGTGGTTATTTAGGTAATCCAAAGTTAAAGCGTTCTGGTGTACAAGTTGAGTATACCAATGAACAGTTAATTGAGATTACTCGGTGCATTAAAGACCCAGTATACTTCATTAAGAATTATGTAAAGATTGTTAACGTAGACTTGGGTTTGATTCCTTTTGATATGTGGAACTTTCAAGAGGATATGGTTCGTGGTTTCCACAATAATCGTTTCTCAATTGCTAAGATGCCACGACAAGTTGGTAAAACAACCACCACAGCTGGTTACATGCTTTGGGCAGTTTTGTTTTCGGATGACTACAAGATTGCGATTTTAGCGAACAAAGGCGACTTAGCCCGTGACATTCTTGGTCGTATCAAGTACTCTTATGAATATCTTCCATTGTGGATGCAACAAGGTATTATGGAATGGAACAAAGGTAACATTGTTTTAGAAAATGGTTCTGAGATTTCTGCATACGCAACAAACGCATCTGGTGTTCGTGGAGGAACATACAATCTTGTATTCTTGGACGAATTTGCTTTCGTTCCACAAAACATAGCAGCCGAGTTCTTTACTTC